GTTGCTGGGCAAATCATCATACATAATTGCCATGTTTGTACTGTATGCGCCCTGTGAAGCACCGCAATGATAGGAAACCCCATTACTATTATGGGGAGCAGAGGAATATGCCCAAGTTTCTACTTCATAGGGGTAGGTTTTGGTATTATTGTCCCATTCGCATCTGATATTCCAGTAGCGAGAAAGGGTGCGTTTCTTCCATACAAGGTCAACGGTACTGACCGCATCGTTTCCTACGGCCTTGTAGTAATCCGAAAGACGCTCAACCGCTTGGGTGAAACTCTTGCTGGAGTCAATGCCCTTTTGCATTAGAGACCGAAGACTTTCATGGGCATTTTGTAGTGCCTTTTCCAATACGGCTTTCGTCTGGTCATTGTACTCAAGGGCTTCTCGACTGTGATGCAGTTTCACGGAGCCGATAGGCAATTCAAGAATCATGGAATGGCTCCCAGACAGCCCAAACAGAAAGGTGCGAGCCTTGCTTGCTTGCAAATTGTCCGTATCAAGCGGATAGCTTACGCCTCCCATGCTCACGAAATGCGTTCCGAACCTGCGATACGACCCGCTTACCGCATAACCAACATCGACAAGAACTTGATTGGTTTCAACAATTTTCCAGCCCTTATCCTCAAGGATAATGGGGGCTACCTTCTTCCAGTCAGGTAACACCATTCCAGTAACATCGAACTTCACCCCAAAGAAACTGAGCCTCTTCACCATACAGGCGAAACGGTTTACATCCGTCTGCTTGACCGCCATGCTGACCCGAAGGCCATTTGGCTCAGTCGTGGCCTCAGAAGACAATTCCGTGATGCGAGTATCGTTGTACTCGTCTTTACGCATGACATAGATTGAGCGAGTGCCGTCCCTGAAAGATTCAATCGTAAAGGAATCCCCATAGGAAAGCGGGGCAAAGCGACCAATGCCAAACCCGCCAATTCCGACATTGGAATTGCGCTTTGTGGACTTGCCATACTTGGAATAAAGACCGAAAAGAGGGTCTTCAAGATTGGCCTGTGCCAATTCAACAGGGTTAAGGTCGGGATTGCCGATTACCTGTTCCCTTGTGAGGCCATGACCATAATCTCTCACGGCAAATTCCGTGTCGAACTGAGTGGGAACCTTGACGAGAGGAATACTGCCGTTGTTGGCTTCCTTGCAAGCGTCTACGGCATTGGCTGTGACTTCACGGACAGATGCCCAACGAGTGTCGGAATAATTGTCCCGCAACAGATGGGCGATGTGACGAGCATCTTCCGCATCAATAGTGCAAGCAGTTTCGGCAAAATTCTGAGATTTCAGAATGGTGTTTTGAGTATGTGTAATTTGCATAATTTGTAAGCAATATGGGTTTTTGTTTAATTGAAAGACCACAGATTGCGGGAGAAATCGGTCTTTGTCAAATACTTTTTTGAATTAAGGCGTAAGCCCTTGATTATCAGTGGAATTTAATTTGGCCCCGCTTTCCATCACTTCCCTCATCCACTTCTTCTGATGGTTTCTTGCCCACAAAAATCTGGCGTGTTCCAGCCCTATATCATATCCAGACTGTTGGCTCTGAATCCATTTCAGTCTGTCAACTTCCTCATGTTCCATCCAGAGGACTCTATAAAAGAGGGACTTGGAAATGTCCATTGACATTGGATTGTTTTACACCTTATCGTAAAAATTTTCAGATTATTTAGCGGGTAATATTATTGAAGCCAAATTACAGAACTCTTATTTGATTTGTTTCTGTTTGCAAGCGAATCCAGCAAAATTATTCCCTGAACAGGCGATGAGAAATTTAAGCCCTGTGTTATAATTTTACCTTCTATAATAAGATTATTGGTTTCTTCGTCCCACTCTACGCTTGTTTCATAAGGCATAAAAAGAAGCCTGTCGTTGTCATATATGTGCATTAAGTTTTGGACTGGAAGAGAAGGCTGTCTAATTGTCAGCTTAGATATAAGACACTCAAAAAGATTCCCCCCTTCCTCGCTTATGACTTTTGCCTTATAGGGACCGACATTAATTAAATTTTCAAATCGCAAAGACATCGTGTTACAAAAGTGATTTCTTGTGGACGCACATTCGGCCCATAATAAAAGTCGTAAACATCTACATTCAAAAACCCTCCCATTATGAACTTGTCTCCCTGCTCTGGATTATCATAGATTGAAACGAAACATTCTTTAGAGCAATCTATCTCTTTTATTTCTAGCGTTCCATTAATGACCCTGACAATTTCTCCCCTTTTATTCAGTAAATTGGTAGAAAAAGAGAATTTTTCAAACGAGAAGGGTCCGCTCCCAGCCAATTCAAACCTTCCTTTTGATAAAATCATCTTATTTGGCACTTTTGAAGTCCCCCGACACTCACCAATGGAAAGGATTTCAAGTCTGGGGGCGTAAGTGTCAAGGTCTATAAAATATCCTTTCGTCATTTATTCTGAAAATTTTACTATCCGTGTTTGAACTTCATATTTTTCCGCAAGAACTTCAATCATTGTGCGGATAATGCGCCAATCGCCCCCGCCCAAACCGCAGGACATTCCATGAGGGAAGCCGATAACATAGAGGTCGGGCTTCTTGGAGGCTAAACGATACAGCTTATCCATTGCCGAATAAATTCCTTCATAATCCGTGGGCTTTTCTCCTCCAATCTTATCTTGTCCGTATAAATTGACTACAACCTTGGGGTCGTCAGAAATTTTTACGGCAGAAAATAGGCCGAGTTTCGCCCTGTGGTTGTTGAAAGCATCCCTGTCTTCTTGTGATACTTCTGGGTATCGTTCCCTTATTTGTCTTGCAATACCTGCCCCCATCGTGGCCTGACAGTTGGCTTGATGGGCGATAATGTTTACATCTTCTGGGAAGTCTAAAAGGTTTCCTTGGATTTCTTTGACCATAGCCACCACAGTAAAAGTAAGATTGCCATTGTCAAGACAAAAGAGGCGGGTTCTGGCACTCCAAGAGTATATCCGTCTGCGGAAACGATTGCACTTATTTGGCTCCGATAGATTCCCAGAGGACTATCGTATGCGGATTTTCCGATAAACGCCCGATAATGTGTTCCAGCAACCGTGGTGTTTCCGTTTGAATCAAGAACAAAAGAAGGGTAGCCAGAGTCCCCGCCACGAATTAAAGGGTCCGAATAAACCAGCAGAGGAGTTCCGTACAGGGAATCTGTTGCATATTGTCTCACCTTGGAAACGGAAAGCTGGAAATTTTGATGTCCCGAAACAATTTCCGTCCCTTTATCTAGTCTTCCAGTGATAATGTCCAATGTCCGTATCGGGTATTATTTGGTAGTTTAGTATTACCCCTGAAAATTGGCTCTCCCCGCTTGAAAACACTATTTCAGAGCCAACAGGAGGATGATAATGCCTAGCGGAAACAAAATGAATGGGAGAGATTAGAACGGCAGACTTGTTGCTCACGGAATCCGTTCCCCATGAGGTAAGGTCATAGCCCTCAACCACATCATCATCTGCACCGTTTCAATGTGTGGTTGATATTTGCGACACACATGATTGTAATAGGATTCGTTTGCCCTGTTACGATAAAAATTCAGACCAATTACTCATATTTGCTTTCTAATACTCCAAAACAATACAACACCTTACTCATGCGATTGAAAATTGCAAGCACTTTTTCGCCATGTTCAATATTTGGGAAAATTATAGAGCCATAACGGTCTTCCCAAGACAAGCACAAGAGCCTCTCTACTTTGCGAGCCTGACAAGTAGCGACATACCATGCGTTATCATAGTCCTGCCAACCCTTAACGCCCTCTGGTTCCAGATTGTCTAATTCTTGAACAGCATGGTCAAGCGTTTCATCAAGATAAGCGAGAAATTCATCAAGCATCTTTGTGTCTTTCCCGCCTAAATGTAGGTAGCCCATATATTTGCGATTGAAGTCCTGTAGTTGCTTACGATGCAGGGCATAGGTCTTGCACGTTCCTATTTGAGCATTGAGCATATCAATTTCGCCTAGTATTTGGAATACACGGTGTCCCTTCGGCAATCTCTTGCCGATTCCGAAATCCGTGCCACCCTTGTCGCCACGGCCTTTAGTTAGATGAGTCCACTTCATTTTCTTTATTGTAATCTATATAATCTTGCATACCCCGATAAATATGACCGCATTTCTTACAGCGCATATCTGAGTCTAGCGTAAAATCGCCGTCTTCATCAGCCACCCACTCAAGGGTGGAGTCCCGACATTTTTTACATGGTAATGGTCCCGAACCCATTATTCAAAATCCTTTAAGTAATAAATTTTGCTTTGAGAAGGAATGTAACGCTTTGTTTCCTCTCCCGCCAAGAACCAAATCCAGCGGTCGGGCTTTTCGGGGCGAACAGATGTGCCATCACCATCCGTGATGATAAAAACTTGGTCTGGGTAGCGGGTCTTGTCCGTTGACATACATCTCTGTATTTGTCCTTCGATACAACGGAAACAGGTTCCTCCCCCACCGTGGACACGGCCAGTTTTAATATCCAACTCCTCGGTTCTAGTATCAAAACTAAAAAGGCGCAGGTCAATCTTGCGGGGGTCAACGGTACGAGCCGCCTTGAAGAATCTGTCCTTCAAATGTATGCAACTTCCACTACAATCAAGAAACATATAAATCAACCCTTTCTTCTCTTGCTCAACGGGACCAATTCGCCAAGTTTCAAAAGGGAGTTTAACCCGATTTTTCGACATAAGCGGGGAATACAGGGGTTTGATTCGGTCCCAGCGTTCTTCAAGTTTCATATCCGTGGCCAGCAGACGACGAGAATGATTTTTCACAACCGTTTCCCACTTCTGCTTTATTTGCCTCTTTTGTATTTGCACAGAAAACCAGTTTCCAGAACCAGTCCCAGCGAGTTGACCCTTCTTTTCCAGTTCTTTTGATTCTTCCGATTCCTTGACGGTTTTCTTGAACTCTTCTCCCAGCATTTCCATGAATCCGCTTTGGTCGAGAGCCTCTACGAGATTCTCGGCCTCTTCTTCGGAAAGGACAGAGTGTTCGTCAAAGCCCATTCCTCCCAAGGTAGAGGAACCTTCTCCCGTCCCCTTGGCCATCTCTGGGTACATTTCCTTGAGTTTTTGGATATAGTAATCAGAAGACTTGTTGCGCTCAATCTTGTGGGCGTTTTCGCGGAATACTGTATCAATCCAGCATCCAGATTTATCTGGGTCGTTAGGATTGTACAAATTTTCATGCAAAGCATTGCGGTCAAACCCAAACTGATTGGTCAGCATTTCGTTGATAACAATGTCTGTGGCGATATTGACAATCTCCCCTTCGCCAGTTTTAAAAGCCTTAGCGAAACGATAAACGTGGTTGAAGAGAACGTGGAAACATTCGTGCAGGATAGTAAATATTTGAGAAATTCTGGATTCCTCGTTCATTTCCTCCCACCATTCCCTGTTAATCAGCAGGGAAGGTTCATAGGTTTCCATGTTCCATCTAACGCAGATTGTATTAATCTTTTCGTCATAGCGAATTTCCGCCATGTCCCAGAAGACCCTAAACGCATAGTGATGCGCTTGGAGTCTTTGGGCAATAGCAATTTTTTCTGAAAACTTCATTAAACAACAGAGATAGCAGATTTAACCAGCGTGTCAACTTCTTTTGGAAGCGCACCAACAAAATCCGTTCCACGAGCCTTAGAGATAAGTTTTTTAATCTTATCGTAGTCGGCGTGTTTATCTCCTGCCTGTTCAAAAAGACGGATTGCCTTTTCCCTGTCGGCAGGAGACAGGCGATTGAATCCCTCCAAGAACATTCTGTTGAACAGCTTGTCAAATCCGTTGAAAGCATCCATTGTTTTCTTTTGAATAGAATTATATACGCTCAAGACGATATTGACGATAAGGTGTGCGGGCATCAAGCTGTGACAATTACGGAGCCAGTACCATGCTCTCTTATGCCAATAGGTATTAGCATAGGACTTAGACGGAAAATCATTAATAACCCCTAGGTAAAATTCAGCAGGGACATTATAGTTTCCGTTCTTCACGGCCAACTCAAATTCAGCCAACTCTTCCTTGACATTCCCTTCCGCAGAAGACATTTTGATTCCGCAATTTCCCAAGTTAATAGGTTCGGAAATATAAATATCTGGCCAGTCTTCGCTCAAAACCGCCCTCACGGCTTCAAGCTGGGGGATTTGATTAACATCTTTCACAATCTTTTCCGTCCATTCGGACTTAGAAGCGGCTGTTGCGAGAACGAAACGCTTAAATTCTTCAGAAGCATCGTATGTCGCCGCTTTGATTTCATCGGTGACATGGACGTAAGCAGGGAAGAACTCTGGCTTTTTCATTTCATCCTGAACCTTGTAGAAGTTTTTCGGTTCCCGCAGGAAATTTCTTGCCTCTTCTCCATTGGGGTCTGCAAGGATTTTCTTGAGAATTATATCCTCTTCCCTTTCGCCAAGGGCTTGCACCAAATCCCCAACATTGCATACAGGAGGGAGTATGTCGGAAAGTTCTGCTCCTTGGAAGAAGTAGTTGCCAGCATATTCAAGACGACGAGGAGACACGGCGACCTTCGCATCGTCAGCCTGTTTCTTCCACCACTTGATAAGGATTCCTCCAACATGGTCGCCAAAACGCTTTTTGAAGTATTTTGGGTCGGGGATAGAAGGGATTTCCACAATAGCATGGAAGCGGTCAACCTGTGCGGGGTCAGGTTCGTCAACGTCATACTGGAAGCCAATATCGTCTTCTTCCTTCGGCGGGTTAATCGCCGCCCAGACCAACTTCAGTTTGGGGAACTTGCGCCCATTAATTGACTTGAACTGTTGTAATTCAAGCAGAGCGTTCCTGACAACCTTATGGGAGCGATTGTACTCGTCCATAAAGATTGCCTCCAGTTCATTGTCAATGTTTTCGGGAAGAATAAACTCAATGCACTTTCTTCCAGCTTCCTTGCTCTGCTTTTCGGACACTTCTGGAACGCCGATAAGATGGAGCCAAGGGTCAAGGGTCGCTCCAGAGAAATAAACGTATTTCAGCTTATTCCGCTCAAACGCCTCCAGCACCCGCTGGGTTTTTCCTGTGCCGTGCTCACCCACCAGAAGGGTGTTCATCCCAAGCTTAATCCACTGGTCAAGTTTCTGGTCGTGAACATTCTTCATTGAGTATCTAATCATGCGCTTTATACTGTATATTTATAAAATAAAGTCAATTACAAAAATTTTGAAACACCTTAACTCGTTGATAATCAACGAGATATAATTATATTTGAGTCTTATGAAGTTTGCAATAAAAAAGCGACCCCTGCAAAACAGGGGCCGCTTAGTTCCATTTTATCTGAGGATTCTTGGGTCATTCTTGTTCGCCTTGTTGAAAATCTCTGCCCGAAAATGGTCGCACATCTCGCCTAAAACCTCTGCGTGAATTTCACTAAGAGGAATTGCGGGGGTTTCTTGAGGCCCGTCTTGTTTCAGGCTAATAGGGGTTTTTATTCTCACAAAATTGGGAGTCGTCCAAGGAATAAGTTCAAGTTCAATTTTCATTTCCCCACTATGCGAGAATCTTCCTATTTGTCAAGAATCAATTCGCACACAAGTTTTTCTAATACGCTGTATTAGATTTTCTAATAGCCCAAAACCAAAAATCTCTCCCAAAAATTTTTTCGTTTCCCGAAAATTTCAGACCTTGGAGTTCAATTCAGTATTATAAAAGTCTCCACAGGTCGTAGGCCGAACTCATTATCTTTGTTGAGTAGGGAAACGGCCCTAGCTCTTGATAAGACTTGTGATATTGAAAAGGGGGAGAGGAAACAGGATAGATTTTATTGGCGCAAACATCCATAAGCGCCCCTTCCTTCCCCTCTATTCTGGGCTTTATAAATTTATCCGATGGAAAGATTAATTTCTGCAACTGGCGGAGAACTGGAATTTTCGTGGCATCCATATAGGGCCAGCAATCGGGGTCATAGAAGTAATTCAGGTAACTCTGATATGCCTTGTGCAGTTTATCAAGGGTTTCGTCTGATATTTTTTCTCTTTCCCCTGTCAATGTCACCATAGTACGGAGCAATGCTCCCAGATGAAGATAGGTATAATACAATCCCTTCTTATTTCTAAGGTTTTCTACCCAAAGTTCCCCTTTCTTTCCGCACCAGCGGTTCTTTCTGAGAACGGCCTTCCTTACTCTCTTGTCGAGTTTTTCGGCGCAAGCGTGAAGGCGGGCCTTGTACCACGGCTGTACGGCAATGTTCTTGCGGTGATGAATGATATATTTGTAGGCAATGCATTCCCCCATGAGTCCTAACGCCCCATGATTGGAGTATTTATGAAGCAAACTGTCTTGGAGGGACTTGCAGTAGGGCAGGTAGGTGTGGGTCAGGAAGTTTTCGACCCTACTCAGTGTTGCTGTGTGCAAGAGTTCGCAGTCTTTCCCTGTCGCAAACTTATATTGCCATATTTGCATCGCGGTGATTGCCACATGATAGCGGGAAACCACAACAAATTTTGTATCGTCTAGAAATTTAGGCTTAAAATCAATGGAGAACAATTCTGAAACCTTTTGATTGAGATTTTCAGAGGTTTTCCCCGATAAAACAATGGACATTATTTGATGAATCAAGTCTTCCAGATAAGCCCTTGCCTTTTCGCTTTCTTCTTTGTTTTTGTAGTACGCGGGAATGGACATCGTTTTCATGATATTAGTTACACTTATTTGAAATCTGTGGCGTTGGAGACCCCGCAATCTATTGGCCATCTGCTACAAAATGCTTGCGGGGGAAGCTGTTCTAGCTTGTCTAGCTGTATCATGGCTTGCTCTTCTTCGTACTTGGAAAATTCATCGCACCATTCCCGATACTGTCTTCGATGGTTTTCTATTTCTTTCTCAACTAAATAGGGATTATCCCCGTCTTCAAAGACAACTTTAGGCGGGTTGCTCAAGCGCCAAGGTGGGGCCTTGAAATTATGGTAATTACCATCTTCGTCAATAAAACTCCCCCTCGCTGAAGAGTTGGAGTAGGGAACGCCCCACGAAGTATAATTGCCCGCCGAAGACAACGCTCCACTTATGGGCGTCCCGCTTTCGAGCGGGTCGGGAGGAGGAGTGGCGGAGGTGGAAATTGATTCATAGTCGGGAATCTTTTCAAAGGCTTTTCTTACCTTGCCAAGAGATTTTTTTATTTCTTCAACGGAGGGAATTCTTATGCTAGAGGGAATAGTTATGCTAAATTTCATTTTTCACGTTTTTTAATTCTTTTCGTAGAAATTGAAGCTGGAGAGATGTTTCTCCGTTGGCTATTTTCATTCCTTGGTCTAAAAATTCTTCGGCGGACCTCCCTTCTCCCTTGGAATAAAGGGAGTCAGCAATTTTCAAGGCCTTTTTTACATGAGCCTCTATCTTTCTTTCAACTAAGGCTATGGCATTTCGGATATGCCCCGTTTCCATTTCGGAAATGAGCAATTCACGGCCATCTTTAGTTGTCCACACATTTTTTTTCATTTTCGGTAGAGGTATTTCAGCACATAGAATGTTGAAAGTCAAGCTGTTTTTGTGTAATATTAGATATGGCAAAAGGCGTCAGTAGGGAATTAATGAGGGGGCTTCTGGAATTGGAGCCTAGCTCTCTATTGGAATTTTTCATAATCTACTATAATTATGAAGAAAATCCTTCTGAATTTATTGCCATTCATGCTGGCTCCAACGGAATTGGAGTCCCCATTTATTGGCAGGGGGTGAAGTACATTCCTTTCAATATCGAGGGTTCCGCTTGGGAGAAATCAAACGACCAAAAATTGCCCCGACCAAAAATCAGGGTTTCCAATCAGGGTCTTGTTGTTTCTACTCTGCTGAGAAAATATAAAGACCTTAATGGCTCGAAGGTGGTAAGGAAAAGAACCCTCGCAAGATTTTTGGACAACCGGAATTTCCCCAATGGACAGAATCCCTATGGACAGGAAAATTTCAATGCGGGATTTGCGGATGAAAAATATTACATTTCGCACAAAATATCCGAAACAAAAGAAGAAGTTGAGTTTGAATTGGTTACTCCTTTGGAGTTGGAGAACCAAAAAATCCCAAATAGAAAAGTCCATAGCCTTCGTTGCGGTTTTGTCTATCGTGGATACGGATGCAGATATACTGGGCCCCCTGTCGCTGACATGGACGACAATCTTCTTGTTGAATCGTCCGTAAATGTATCAACCACTGCCGACCTAATCTTCAAGGCGGAAAATGACTTCATAGACGTATCGAAAAGCCAGTTGCACACGAAGGACTTTAGCGAAGAGTGTACCTTCGGCACTCCTGCATTTACTGGCGTGGGACTGTACAGTATCGGGGATGCGGGACATTATCCATCAACGGGGGCCGCGCAGGTTACTCCTTTTTCTGATTCATCGTTTTATTTCGATGGAAGCGGGGCAGTTTGTTTGTCCACGGGCTTTACGGGCGGAGAAATCCCTCAACTGACTCACGGCTCTGGGCTAAGCCAGATGGCAAGAACGGTAACCTTCTGGTGTTATCCTTATAGCGGAGTAGACCATAATCCAAGCGGAGACAGGGTTCTTGTTGATTTCGGTGGCGTTTCTGGAGGATTTGGAGTGTTCATAGGGGGCTCTGGGGCAGATAACACAGGATATTTAGGAGTGATAAGAACTTCTGGCTCTGGAGCCTTTGATTCAAGGATTTGGATGATTCCATCTGGAGGAGACTCTACTGTATTTAACAAATGGACCCATGTTGCGTTTGCTTATACAATGGGCGAGGAAATTGACCAGAAAAATTGGGGGAAGCTATATTTAAACGGAGAGCTAAAAGCGTCTGGGAAACTTTGGACAAAAGATGAAACAGCAATAACCTTGGAGGCTAGACAGACCGCTATTTCTACTGGAGCTAACGGCCTTGGGGCAGCTCTGGATGTTTGGGCGAATGACACGGACGGAACAACCACGGGCATTAGGAACGGGTTCAATGGATACATGGAAGACTTTAGAATTTACAATGGGGAAATGCCCGCTGATTTTATAAATCAGATATATCAGTATCAAAACATTTCCACCTTAACGGAGGCAGACTTAAATGATAGAGGGGAATGGCAAGAGGGGGTTAGTTATGTTCGCGGGGACGTTGTTTATGTTGAGGGGAAAAGATACAAAATGTTTTCCAATAAAACAGATAGCGGATTCCAAGGCATCAAATTCAAGTTTATTTGCGTGTCCGACACTACCTCTGACCCCAAAACTGATTCCGTGAACTGGAAAAAAGATGCGTGTAGCAAAAGCCTGATGGGATGCTCCTTTAGGTACGGAGACTTCCTTCCTTTCGGAGGATACCCCGGCACACATCGTTACCCTTTCTCTGCAAGGCAAAATGGATATTAAAAACAAGCTTATTGAAATTGCTTCGCCGCATATCAACGACGAAATTTGTGGCTTCATCTGCGAAAAGGATGGAGATTTTTATTATGTGAACTCTAAAAACAGGTCGCCTTACCCTGACCAGTTTTTTTATATCTCAGCTATGGATTTCTTGCAGGTCCAAAGGGAGCACTCTCTTGTAGCCATCTTCCATAATCACTCACAGGAAGACGAGGGCCCAAGCCAGTTTGATAAAACCGTAGGGGAAAATGTGTGTCTTCCAATGGTTATCTATAGCAATTTGTCAAATAAATTTCATATTTTTGTTCCTGAAGAGCTGGATTGTGATGTAAAAGCTATAGAAGGTTTAAGGGAAAAGTTAAAATGACACAGATAGTTTTGCATGGAGCACTAGGAAAGGAGTTTGGCAAGTTTCACAATTTCAATATTGGGAGACCTATTGATGCTATTCGCGCTCTAATGGCAAACAAAAGGGGATTCAGGCACGCATTAAAGGCTTGGGGCAGAAAGGGGAGATTCTATGAGATAATTTGTGACGGCGAGGCAATCACGGAAGAAAATGAGCTTATCCATCGAAAAAAGATAAACAGAATAGATATTGTCCCAGCTATTTTAGGCACAAGTAAGGTAGTAAAAATTATAATTGGGGTTGTCTTAATTATTGTCGGCGTTATTTTTAAGCAACCATGGCTCATTAAGCTCGGCGCGGGACTGATTATCGGAGGAGTTATGGAGATGTTATTCCCACCTGAGATGCCCTCTTTCCACACGGAGGCTCAAGGACGGTCATTTATTTTTTCAACAACCACAAATTCTACCTCTAGAGGAACGCCTGTGCAAATAGGATATGGAAGGCTGAGGATTGGTAGTCAAGTAATCAGCACAACCCTAGAACCTGTAAGGCTTGGCGGGGGAAATTCTGCAGCCTATGATTTGCCGCAATTTACCAAGCTGGGAATCGGCGCTGGCATTGCAAACTATGTGCTAAAAACATACTATAAACCAGAATGACCAAAGTTATATTGCACGGAGCATTAGCGAAACGATTTGGCAAAGAACATAACTTCCTCGTAAGGAAGCCCGTTGATGCTATCCGCGCATTGGCTGCTAACAAAAGGGGATTCAAGAGGGCTCTTAAAACATGGGGAAGGCAAGGGAGACTCTATGAGATGATTTGCGATGGTCAGAAAGTATCCTCAGAGCAAGAGCTTGATTCTGCTGGGAATTATAAGGAGATTCATTTTTCTCCTACCATTATAGGAACAAGTAATGCGGCCAAAATTATTGTTGGGGCGCTTCTTATTGTTATCAGTATGATAAACCCTATTGCGGGAACAATGTTTGGAGAAATTCTTATGGGGGCGGGCATCAGCCTTGTGCTCGGAGGCATTATGGGGCTTCTTTTCCCTCCTCCTGTTCCGTCATTTGAAGCAGAGGCAACACAAAAATCCTTTTTATTCTCTAGTTTGGAAAATGCGGCAACACAGGGGGTCACCGTTCCTTTGGGTTATGGAAGGATGAGAATTGGTACAAAGGTTGTTTCAACCTCAATAGAACCCCAAAGATTGGGGAACGGAAATCGGGCAGATGGGAATGCCCTTACGGGGCCGGGAGAAATAGAGTTCTCAAGTTTAAACAATGGATACTGGGGAGGAACATGGAACCTTAATGTGTGGAGAATGGGATGGAACAACACTACTAATCGGGCGATAATGCCTGATGGCGACCGCTACACAATCGACTCAGTAATCATCCCAGATGACAGCAGGAGAGAATAATGAATATCAAAAAAACAACACAAAACTTTCTTAAGACTCGCATTGATGGCGCTGGCGGCGACGTGGTTTTAAAGCCGCCGACAAATACTTCACAGATGTTGATGTCCGTTGAGTCGTTTTCTGTGATAGACCTGCTGGCAGAGGGGCCTATTGGCGGGATTGTAGACCAAAACGGAGCCTATGCCAAAGGGGACAAACTTCTTTGTGGCGTTTATATTGACCAAGTTCCTGTTCGAGAAACAATTAGCCAGACCTCATATGTCAATCATACTTCCTTAACGTATGTAGACCCTACTCAACCTAACGCAACAGATTTAACGGGTGTCGCTGAGTTTTTAAATTCTTACGATGACGATTTTCAATCTATCTATAGAAGCTTTGATGCGGGAATTCCGGATATAGACAAGGTTATTGCCTCTGGCGCTTTTCACTTGAATAAAAATTTGGCCGCCCTTCTAAAGTATTCCGCAGAAGAGGAGCCTATTTTACTTCGAGGCAATACCGCTTTCTTTTCTTCTGAGGATATAAAGTACGCCTTCATCCCCTATACTGGGATAGATGATATTAGAGAATTGAATTTAAACAAAAACAACGTGTCCGTTAGGGTTTCGTATAGCGGGGTAAATGGCACAGGGATATTGTCCAATAGGTTTATTAAGAATAGCAACAATGACGGACAATTTAACAAAATGATGGTGTCTAAAATCCCTGACCCCATTGTTAATTTGGCCTATGGGGTCAATTCCAAAAGCACAAATAGTTCCATCAAATCTTTAAGGGGAGGATATGTTCTCGTCCCTCTTGCCAGTGGAGATACCTTGACTGTGGATGGCGGGCAAGTTAAGTTTTCCGCCGTTGACAGCAACACATTGGACTTTACTTCTCAAGAACTGGAAAATGCCTATTTGTTTTTAGAGTCTTGCAACGAAGATACTTCAAACACTTACAATTACGACAGAATTGACGTAGACGTAAGGAAGGGGGAAGAGAATCAATTCCCTCTTTCCAACGTGCAGGAGACCAGTCGCTCTTATGATGCTAACTTTGCATTAAATGGGTCGGTAAACTCCTCAAGCTATACTGATAGGTATGACCCGATTGTAACAAAAAGACTTGCACCCCAAACAGCAAATTCTGCGTATACTTCCTCTTCAAAAACACTGAAAGAAAAGCACGACTTCGCGGCATGGGCAAAAGATTCTTTTAATAATTACAGGGACGATAGAGCTACCTATACTCATATTATAGAAAATCCAGCAGTGACGAAGGTTAGCGCCACCTTCACTTTGTCGGCGCTATTTGATACGCAAGTCACTGACCAGAATGATAAAGCGGGCACACAAACAACGGCGCTATTGGAAATGGGGATAGAGCTCGGGCTTGAAGGAGACCGAGACAAAAAAGACCCTCTGTATGATACTTTAAGACAATACCACAAAACAATAACCTTCGGCCTAGAGGGTCTCGTAAGGGGAAGTCCCTTCAGGTTCAAGGTTGGGGGAGGCAGCGGGCCTGTAAGAAGTAGCTGGTTAGGCCCTACAAGAAATTCCTTAAAAAACGACTTGGATAATTTAATTTTGCCTCCGGAAATTCAGGGAAGAAAAAGATACATAAAGATATATAGAATAACTCCGGAGACGTTCAGTTCAAAGCGTTCGATATCTATATCCCTATCTGCCATTAATGAATACTACGGAAAAACTTTTTCTTATCCTTTATCTGCCGTCGCGGGAGTGAAGATAGATTCTCGGGCCTTTGTTAGGGTTCCTAGTCGCGCTTATGACGTGAGGCTTAAAAAAGTTCTTATACCGTCTAATTATTACCCCTTAAATAATGACGGAACAGACAAGAGGTTCATCAAAAACAAGAATGATTACGACTCAAATAATCGCCCGAAGATTTACAACGGGGATTGGGACGGGACATTCAGATATGACTGGACGGATAATCCCGCATGGATTTTATACGACATGCTGGTTGACCCTGTGTACGCAATAGGAAATCAATTAGACGACCTGAAGGATATAAACATCTGGCAACTGTATGAAATTGGTAGATTTTGCGACACCGTAAATGACAGCGGGGAGTTTGTTGGGGTGAATGATGGGTACGGAGGATTGGAGCCGCGATTCTCCTGTAACGTAATGCTCAACAACGAGCAGGAGGCCTATGATATTCTGAATAGTATCGCCACGGTTTTCAGGGGGACGGTATTTTATGCTGGCTCCGATATCGACTTTTATTACGACATAGAAGACGAGCCAATTGACATCTTCAATAATCATAATGTCGACGGCGGCTCGTTCACTTACTCTGATTCCTTAAAGTCTTCAAGATATACGGTAATTGAAGTCCCTTATATTGACAAGAACGACAACTTCTTGCAGAAGATAGAATACTATGAAGACGAAGAAAGTATCCAAAGGTACGGATATATTAAGCATACCTTTCAGGGAATTGGGATTACCTCTAGAGGACAAGCGCAAAGGTTTGCGAAGTACGCCCTTCTGTCCAATAAGCTAGAAACAGAAACCGTCCAATTCACGGCAGGAAGAGAAGCCATGATGCTTCAGCCGGGAGACATTATCAGAATAGATGATGAGCTAAAGAATCTTCAGGCTGTTGGTAATTATGTAGCAGACGTTGACTACGACAACAAGCGCCTCATTCTTCCTTATATGCCAACAGGAGGATTAGATACTGGGATTTACTTGTATTGCGTAACTGGAGAAAGCTCTTTAGACCAGCTTTTCCAAGAGGCCTATGAGGACGAGCTTACTATTTCTCAGGATAAAATTGATAACCTGAACACTTCGAAGATTAAAAACTTTGACGTTTCTTCCTATCAATATACTGGCACAAGTAATGGAGGGACTGGGCTTGTTGTTAATTTAGATACATCCCAAAGTGGAATAAATAAATTCAACGATGTTCTAGTAGGTTCGTTTTGTTCTATTAAGGCAACGGGTAGAAATGAACACTTGTACAAAGTCGTTTCTCTTTCCGAGCAGGGAGAAGATAAGGTTGGAGTTCTCGCCGCACAATATGAGCCTAGAAAATTCGCTTTAGTTGAAAGTGGGATAAGGTTCTCAAGCGAAGAAGATTATTTCTCTAATTTGACCGTAGACTTCAACAGCAATACTCCAGACCCGCCTGCGTCTGTTACTGCGTCAGGAGGAATCATTATTTCCGATAGTGTTGGAGGTATTTATATTTCGGGTACAATTGTTGAAAATACAACTTACCCACTAACGGAAACCTATGAGTGCCATTTGCTTACTCCAAAGGGAAATAAATCAGTAAAGGCCATAGCCAACGAAGCGTCTTCTGAGCAGGTTGTGTTCGGGCCATTTTATGAATTTGGCGATTATAAGTTGTCTGTTTATGGAATTAGCGCCGCTCCTTTAAAGCTCCGTTCGAAAACCGCCACAGATGGCACTGCCGCAGGAATTAGCCTAACCTCTTCAGCATACGACAGGTGTGTTATAGAAGATATCAACTTCGTCAAGGGAGTCGGAACATACGAGGCCCCTATTGTTTCCTATAGTGCGGAGGGAGACTTTGAGCTTTATCAGGCCGACTTGAATATGTCTTGGTCTATAAGGGACAGAATGGGGAAAGTTCTTACTACACAGAATGCCGTAAGAAATAATTGGGACAGGCCGAAAGTAAGTATCGACGTTAGAAAGGACGATGGAACATATGTAGTAAAAGATTATGTACATTTGTCGGATGCTGTTAGCGCTATCATTCCGAAAAGCGAGCTTAACACATGGTTTGATGGCTCAATCCCCCGTTCATTTGAAGTTGTTCTCCGCGTGGTTTCCGATTCACAATCCACGGAATCGTCTGGCATAATGAATATAACAAATCCAGAACCAGAGATAAGCGACCTTAGAGTTTCAAGCGCATATGATAGCATCTCTAATGGGTTTTTAATCTGGGCCAATGCAGACAAGAGATTTAGGGACGATATCGAAAAGATAAGTCTTTATACTGGTTCTACCGCACAAGAAACAGGAGAACTGTTTTTAAAGCTAGACATTAGCCAAGGCGCGGCATTAATAAAGAAAGGAACCATCCTTCTTGACAATGACCTGTATCCAGAAATCGTTGACAACACCCTTCTTTCTGCCGATTCCTTAACGGACTCCTTATTCCATAATGAGGAAATCGTTGAAATGATAAGCCTGTCTGCGGAAGACGACTTCCCTACAGGAATGTCTGGAGATACTCCTTATGAATTAGTTATGGGGAGAACATTTGATTCATTGATTTTTCTGGATGCAGATAGGGGTTATGCCACTGGCTCAACTTCGGGAATCAATAATCAATCATACCTGATTACAGAAGCCGCGCGAACAACTAACGATGCCTATTACCCATTTGTTAGACTCACAGACGTAACG